ATAGCGCCATCGGGACCAGAAGACGCCATGTCAAAAGGACGACTTGAGGACGCTTTAGAGTATCTCCGTTTTACCTCAGACCCGAGCCGCGAACAGGCTCTTAGAAACTTTGAAGAAGCATATGATCGCTCTACAAATATCACCCGGACGGTTTATGAAAATGAAGATTATATGCCTTTAACGACGGGCGGTAACATACGCACTAGCCCATCAACGCCATCCAGTTTGCGAGACCCTATTGCACAATATCAGCGAATGGTAGATCAGGGCGTGGACCCGGAAAAAATAACCGGCGTAAGGTATACAACTAGCACGTCCCCGGAGTTTGATTTAGAGGAGGCGTTGGAGATAGACAGATTTAGGTCTTCAGTTCCTTTAAGGCCAATGGAATTGGCCTTTATGGAGCCAACAATTGATGCGAGTGTTCAGCCTATACCTGGGTATAGTTCGCGAGGATTGAACCCAATATTAAGAGCTTCAGGAGAACCCAGCGATTTTCCAGGTCGCGCCGCTTATGAAAGGGCGATACAAGAAGGTGAAGTAATTTATGACATAGAGCCTGATTATTTTGCTATAGGCGGCCTTGATTTTTTAAGCCCAGCTCTTTTAGCAGAAGGCATCAGTAAGCTTCCAAAAAACAAGATAAAAAGCCTATCTTTCCCGGACTTAGTTGTTGAATCGGCCAGCAAGATGCTTCGCTCACCAATTCAAATTGAGCAAAGAAGGGTGGCTCAAGAAGTAAGCTCGGAAGCTCAACGTCGTATGGGACAGGAAGGCATAGGAGGATTGTTTGGCCCGGTAGAGCGGGGAAACATGATATCAAAAGAACTTAAAATAGGACCCGAGTCAGGGGCAGAAAAATTTATTGAAACCGGGATTGGGGAAAACCAGAATGCGTGGTATCGATTAACAACACCAGAATCTTTAGAGATAGAAAGTGCTTTAATGAGTAATTCTATAAAAGGATATGGGGATCAAGCGGACTACAGCGCTTTTGGTGGTGGCACACGAGAATTTAAAAGAGGTGAAACGCAAGTTTTCTCTTTAAGAGATTCAAACGGGAATTCGATTATAACAACGGATGTTAAAATGAACGCCCCTGGCGGTCCAAAAGTCATAGACGCGCAGCCTTACGCTAACGACGGTATGGTCCCTGCTGAATATTTAGATGACTTATTTGCTCTTTATGACGAGCTAGGGGTAGATGGAACCCAACCCAGTATGGACGGATATGTGGAAGGAGTTCGCAATTTTGATACTAAATATTCCGAATATATAGAAAGAAGTTCTACGCCCGACGCTTTATTACCAGAGATCGAAGCACTTAGACAAAGAAGCGCACAACGAACAGGTCGAACTAGGGGTGAGGCGATAGAGAATAACCCCAACATATTTGGGGTAAACCAACGCAATAATCCGTATGACCCGGAGAATAATTAATGGCTAACGGTACTGAAGGCGTAACATCAATGGTAGAGCGGCTCACGGGCGATGCGCCGGTAGAGCTGACCGTTGAAGAGCAGGTAGAAATAGCCGTTCCTGGGGCGTTGGCAAATGCACCAAGAGAGGGCCTCGACATTGAAATCGAAGAGACAGAAGACGGTGGGGTCATAGTTGACTTTGATCCTGGCGCTGATTTGATAGACGAGGGCGATTTTGGTCGCAACCTGGCCGAAGAGATGGACATGGGTGAGCTTGGCGCGGTTGCCAACGACCTGTTGAGCGAGTACGACTCAAACAAAGCCTCTCGTCAGGACTGGGAAGACGCTTATTCCAAGGGCCTGGAGATGCTGGGCTTTAACTATGAGGAGCGGTCCGAGCCCTTCAGAGGCGCTACAGGCGTCACACACCCGCTTTTAGCCGAAGCCGCTACCCAGTTCCAAGCTCAAGCCTTTAACGAGATGCTGCCGCCCACAGGGCCTGTAAGGACCGCTGTGGTTGGAAGCATTACCCGAGACAAGGAAGCACAGGCTCGGCGTGTCAAAGAGTTCATGAACTACTACATCACCAACGTGATGGAGGAATACACGCCAGAGTTTGACCAAATGCTGTTTTATTTGCCTTTGGCGGGGTCAACATTCAAGAAAGTTTACTTTGATGAGGCGCTAAACCGCGTGGTTAGTAGCTTTGTCCCGGCAGAAAACCTGGTTGTGCCGTACAACACCAGCAGTCTGGAGACTTGTCCGTGCATAACCAACGTCATTTCGATGCCGATGAACCAGCTTCGCAAGCTTCAGGTGTCTGGTTTCTACCGAGATGTCCCAGTTTCTGCGATGCAGCAGGATCAGAACGAAATTGTTGAGGAAATCGACAAGATTCAGGGGCAGCAGCCGTCAAATATTGACTATGACACCACGATTTTGGAGTTTCACGCCGAATTAGACCTCCCTGGCTTTGAAGATAAGGGCGAAGATGGCGAGGAAACCGGCATAAAACTGCCGTATATCGTGACTGTGGCCGAAGATACGGGCCAAGTCCTGTCTATTCGCCGAAATTACGCGGAAGACGACGAAAATAAGGCAAAAATCCAGTATTTTGTGCATTATAAGTTTCTTCCGGGCCTTGGTTTTTATGGTTTGGGCCTGATTCACACGATTGGGGGCCTTTCCCGGACCGCCACAGCCGCTCTGAGGCAGTTAATTGACGCAGGCACCCTGTCTAACCTCCCTGCTGGCTTTAAGGCCAGAGGGCTTCGTATAGCCGAGGACAGCGAACCGCTACAACCGGGTGAATTCCGTGATGTAGACGCTCCTGGCGGCGCAATCCGTGAAAGTTTGTTGCCTCTGCCGTTTAAAGGCCCGGACAGCACGTTATTCCAGCTATTAGGCTTCGTGGTAGACGCTGGAAGGCGTTTTGCGACCATAACTGACATGAAGGTCGGGGATGGCAACCAACAGGCCGCTGTGGGCACCACCGTAGCTCTGTTGGAGCAGGGCAGCCGCGTGATGAGTGCTGTGCATAAACGCTTACACTACGCGATGCGCCAAGAATTTAAGCTCATGGCTCGGGTCATGCACGAGTCTTTGCCGCAGGAATACCCGTTTTCTGTAGAGGGTGGCGATGAAGCGGTCATGGCGTCGGACTTTGACGACCGTGTGGACGTGATTCCGGTATCTAACCCGAACGTCTTCTCTCAGGCACAGCGGATTGCTTTGGCTCAGTCTCAGTTGCAGCTTGCCACGCAGGCTCCGCAGATACACAACATGCATGAGGCTTTTCGCCGCATGTACGATGCCCTGGGCGTCAAGGATATTGACAAGATTCTGAATGTCGATAGCTCTAACGAGCCTGTTCCCAAAGACCCGGCACAAGAAAACATCGACGTCCTGGACAACATCAGGCTCAAGGCTTTTGATGGGCAGAATCATGACGCTCACATTATGTCGCACCTGCTGTTCAGTGCTTCTCCAATAGCTGCACAGAATCCAGTGGTCCTGACGGCTCTTCAGAAGCACGTGACGGAGCATGTGAAGATCAAGGCCGAAGAGACCGCAATGGTCATGTTCTTGCAGCAGAACGGCCAGCAAGCGCCTACAGACGACCAGATGCTACAGATAGAGGGCATGGTGGCGCAGATCGTGGCGCAGGAGCTACAGAATTTGCGGCAGATGAGCATAGGCATAGCCGGTCAGGCGCAGCCTAAAGAGCAGCAGGGCCCTGATCCGTTGATTGCGCTGAAACAGCAGGAGCTACAGATTAAGGCGCAAGCAGAGCAGAATGACGCTGCTATAGACCAAGCCAAGGTGGTTCTGGAACAGCAGAAGATGGGCGAGAGGGCTCGTCAGTTTGATGAAAGATTGGCCAGCCAGGAGGCTCAGACAGCCGCAAGACTGGACGCTCAAGCGCAGCGTGAGCTGCTGAGATTAAGAAATAACCGAGGAGGTTAGTATGAGTTCTGTAAAAATCATGGGTGGACCAATCAAAGAACCACCAAAACCTACGAAATATGCTGACATCGAGGGTCAAGGTCGCATACCATATGCAACTTTAAAAGATGAGAAGACCCCAAACATAGCAAAAGCAAAGATCACCAAGGGCAAGCGCCGCGGTATGGGTGCTGCATTGCGTGGTGCTGAATTCACTAATGCGTAGGTGACGATATGCCTTTGATGCGTGGGTCTAGTCAGAAGACTATTAGTTCTAACATTGGCAAGCTTAAAGACGAGGGCTACCCCCAGGAACAGGCGGTGGCCATTGCTTTGAACTCGGCAGGTAAGTCGAAGCCAAAAGAAATGAGTAAGGGCGGTGCTGCTTTGAAGGGGTACAGCCCAATTGCTATTAGACCCCAACGTTTCCAAGGAGTTTTTTGATGAGATATGCAATATTGTCCATATTTGTGTTTTTGAACAGTTGTACTTCAGTAGAACAAGTCATTGATAACAAAGAACTTTATTGCTCTCAGTTTTACAAAGGCGTCCGAGCCGTCGGGCGCAGCGCCTTATCGGCAACAACAGGTGTAGTTGTCCCAGATGTATGCGATACTATCGATGAGATTGTCGCGGAGGAAAACGCTGATAGCGTAGACAAAAGCGATAGCTGATCTCCGATTACTCATACAACTGGTCTTGTTGTTTAAATGAAGCTAGGCGGATTACTTAAATCTTTAGCTCCCACCATTGCACAGGCGGCTGGCGGCCCGATGGCCGGTATGGCTGTCAAGATGGCTGCCAAGAAAATAGGTCTTCCTGACACGGCTACGGCCAACGAAATAGAAGACTTGATTGAGCGCGAGCCGGAAAAAGCGCCTCTCTTGAAGCAAGCAGACAAAGATTTTGCCCAAAGCATTCGTGCTATGGAGATTGACCTGGAGTCTTTTAAGACTGAGGTCGCGGACAGGAAGGACGCCCGAGCCAAGTTTTCGCAGGATTGGACGCCTAAAGCATTTAGCCTGCTGGCTCTGGTTTTGTATGGCACCTATGTCATGGCGGTGACCATCATGCCGCATGACCAGAATGATGAGACCATCATATCTCTGGTATTGGGCCAATTATCAGGCATATTAGGAACAGCCGCCGCTTTTTTCTACGGTGGTTCAAGCAATAAAAAATAATGGAAAAGCTGATTGAAATGCTCAAACGCCACGAGGGCGAGGTTAAGACTAATGGTCGCCACGTGGCATATAAATGCCCGGCTGGTTACTGGACCCTTGGAATAGGGCGAAATATTGACCCGGAAAACGGCGTTGGTTTGTCTGAAGAAGAGGTCAATTTTCTGCTACAGAACGATTTAGATCGTTGTGAAGCAGAGCTTAATGCGGAATATGTCTGGTTCAGGACTCTGGAAGGGGCTCGCAGAGACGCTATTTTGGACATTTTCTTTAACCTTGGGGCAACCCGTTTCCGGGGGTTTAAGAACGCCATAGCGGCTATGGACGAGCAGGACTATGACAAGGCCGCAGTAGAGTTCATGGATTCCAGGTGGGCCAAACAGGTTGGTGGTCGAGCTTTAGAGCTTACCGACATGATTAAGGCGGGTAGCTATGTTTGAGTACGCTGCTACCGTGGTCAAAATCGTAGATGGAGACACCGTTGATGTTCTGGTGGACCTTGGCTTTGATACTTTTGTGGGTGGTAAGCGTGGGCGTATTCGCCTTTACGGAATTGACGCACCCGAATCTAGGACCCGAGATAAGGAAGAAAAGAAATACGGGCTTCTGGCGAAGAAATTTGTAGAAGAATTTATGCCTGTTGGCACCGTGGTAACGCTCAGGACCTTTAAAGACAAGGGCGGTAAGTACGGACGCTATATGGGCGATTTCAAGCGTCACGACAAATGGCTTTGTGAAGAGTTGGTTAAAAACCACCTAGCCGTTGAGTACTTTGGTCAGAGCAAAATCCTTATTCAACAGGCGCATTTAAGAAATCGCGCTCTGTACGAAGAAAGTGCTGTCCCATCTGTTGCAGAATACGAGGACCGATTATAAGATTCGCTACGATTTTATCATATGGAGACAGCATGGATGATTTAGTCGTAGTACAATTTATTCAAAAGAAACTAAAAGAACGTAAGTCTTTAGTTTTGGATATTTTAGAAAACAACGGCGTCACCTCTTTAGAAGCTTACAAGCAACTTATGGGGGAGCTAGACGCTTTAAACTACATAGCACAGGAACTCTCGGGCCTGCTAGAACAACAGGAGCGCATGAATGATTGAAGTGCCGGGTTATTTGGCGAATCAGCTAGATAAAGAAGCTGCTGAAGCTAAAAAGAAAGAAGAAGACGTTTCACGTGAAACCTCTGAAGAAGGGGGCGTAGATGATCTCTACGTTGATCCCGCGGAACGTGTGTTAGACCCCTCCAAGGCAGACGCCTCTCTTTTAGAACGTATGCCAGACCCTACAGGCTGGCGCATGTTGATACTTCCCTATCGCGGAAAGGCTCAAACAGAGGGCGGCATCTACATTCCTGAGAAAGTTTTAGACGACGGTCAGATACAGACTGTAGTCGGATATGTCTTAAAGCAAGGTCCTTTGGCATACAAAGACACGGAAAAGTTCCCAGAGGGCCCCTGGTGTCAGGAGAAAGATTGGGTAATTTTTGCTCGGTATGCTGGCTCTAGGTTTCGCATAGACGGTGGAGAAGTTCGCATCCTTAACGATGACGAGATTCTAGCCACTATATCTGATCCAGAAGACATTATTAGCTTTTAAGGGGTAAACATGGCCGAAGAACAGGAAAAGAAAGCTTATGAGCCGGATGACGGCACAGTAGACATAGATATTGGCGAAAACGAAGAGGAACAGGAGGTCGAGGTAGCGGTCTCTGGTGTCTCCTCAGAAGAAGAGCCGGTTGAAGAGTCCGAAGAAGAAGGTGATGAACACCAGAAATACACTGCGGGTGTTCAAAAACGTATAGACCGCCTGACCAAGAAAATGCGTGAAGCTGAGAGGCAGCGCGAAGAGGCGGTGAATTACGCCAAGTCGGTTCAAACAGAGTCTGACCAGTTAAAAGCCAAGCTACAGCAGGTTGACGCTGGTTATTTGAATGAATACGGCGGTCGGCTTACGGCTGAGTTAGCTCAGGCCCAAGAGGACTACAAACGTGCCATAGCCACGGGCGATCCGGATAAGGCTTTAGATGCTCAACAGAAGCTGACTAATTTACAAGTGGCGT